ATTATGATCCCACCAGAGATCAATAATATATTTTTGATCTCCGAAAAAATAACCTCTATCTGATTCTCTACATTCTTCAATATAGAACTCTATAAAAGGTTCATAATAATCTGGATTAAGATTATTATCTTTAGCTAATTCTTTAGCAGCATCAGAACAATGCTCTTCAAACTTTTCATTGATATAAAGATTGTCATAACTATCTAAAGTTTGCTGTTCTAGTGGGTTGTCAATCATTTTCAATGTCCTTTTTTAATGAGTTTTCAAGGTTTATTGCTTGTAAATAAATATTCATGCTTTCTAAATCTTCTTCAGAAAATTGATCCACTATTTCATCTATTGTGTAGGTAACTATTTCATTTACTGGGTGATCTTTATCTGGATGCATTTGTTGTATTTTTTGTAAAAACAAAATAATGTTTGCAACCATGTTAAATGAGAATTTAAAATTAAATTCTTTTTTTTCAAGTTCTTCAAAGTTCATTTTCGTTAGCGAATTCGTGTTTAAAATTGTTTTAAAATCTTAAGAAGATCATTTCTTAAGTTTCGTTTTAATGTTGGATCAGTTTCTGTATCATAATCTTTTTCAAGATCTGCAATTAAACGTTTCTTGAGCTGGATTTTAATCTGCCTTTCAGTTTCAATAATGCAAGCACCTGAAACAAAATCTTCATCTTCTAATTGATCCAATGCAACTTTGTAGTATGTATAAAAAGTTGATTTATGTACACCTGGATAATCATTAACCATTTTGTCAATAATTTCAGATCTTTCCAAATCATCTCCTATACATTCTTTAATCGCTGCAATACAATCATCCCTTGATTCATTTTTATTAGTCATTTTCTTCATCTTGATATTTATATTCTTTGTTGTAGTGCTTTTTGTGGTTGTTAAATTGTTCTTCAGATAACACACGAAATAAATCGTATATATCTTCATGTTCAATTAATTTTTCTGCATGATCTTGGTCTTTATGTTTATCGCAATCAATTCCTAGATTATTTTTAAATAGACACCAGTGTCCATTCTCATCATGGAATAATTGATAAACACCTAATAAACCTAAAGTAGGTTTTCTGTTTGCTACTGATTCATCATATGCATCAAAGAATTTTGCAAAGATAAATTCACTTTCAGTTCTTTTCATTTATGCCTCTCCTATCATTTCTTTTGCAAGTTTAGATAATGCTTTTAATCTCTCATTATCTGGAAGTTGATTTGCCTCTCTCACAGCTTTGGCAACTGGACTTTCGCCCATAAGAGGATCTATGTCATACATAGATTTAATGTTTTCATTCATAATTAAATGATGTAAGGTTATGTATGTATGATATCATATAATTAGTAAACTAATCAAATTTGCCTTTAATATGAGCTACATAAAACAATTCATTCATGATCACGACATTCATAGTGATAAACATCTTAAAAAGCACCTAACCAGGTTAAATAAATCTAAATTAGATAATAAAAACTTAGATATCCTGATTAATTTACTTTTAATTAATTATTTAAAATCAAAGGATGATTTAAACATCCTTTCCTAAAGTAATTTTTTTAATTTCTCTAGCATGAAATAATTCTCTTTTTTTACATCCTCTAGTTATTTTATGATTAATTTTTATATTATATTTTTTTTCAATCATATCTTTATTCATATATCTTTTAAACCATTGACTACGTTTAAAATGTTTTGAGACTTCTTCCAGACTTGTTGAAAGATATTGTAATTCATACCCATATTGAAAAGGTATTTTTAATTGAATGCTATTGTTTAAACCATGATTTAAAATAACATTTGAACTAAAATATGAGTTTCCATTAATAGTATCTCTATAACCTAGAGCAACTATATCAATAGTTTTTAATTCTGATAATTTCATTTTTTTAATTAAATAAGTGTTTTAGTTTTTATTAAAAAGGATTTACCCAATTTTCATATTGTTTAAGTGTGATAACACCACCTTTACATAATGCATCTGTGAATTTATTCCATTCTGTACGCTTGGCTATTACATCGCCTTTGCGATAATTAGTGAAAGTTTTATAAAGTATTCTGAAGTCTTTAATAGCTTCAACTTTAGTCATTTTTTTCATTTGTTTAATTAAATAATTTTGAATAAAAAAAACTAACCCGTTAAGAGTTAGTTATAGTCGGTTTATCGGTTATAGGTTTATTTATTAATTCTTCTTTTAACTGCTTTTCTTTTTTCAATTCCTGGATAGATACAATATCAATATCTTGTTTAGTTATATAAAATAACTTATCCAATAAAGCATCATATTCTTTTTTATTATAGTCATACATACAATCAGTTAAAAACTTAACTGCTATCGTGTTGTACTCTTTTGAGGTTAAAAAGTTTTGATTGTCCATAGTTTAATTAAATAAAATTTTAAGTTAATGATATTATTATATATCATTTATTGCCAGTATTGCTAATACTCGCTTTTGTTGATAATCAGAACCAGTTTTTAATACTTGAATACAAGCTTTATTATCTCTGGAGATATTAAGCTTACAATCTGCAAAAGTGCTTTTATTTAGACTTTCAGTAATAACACTGGTTAAAACTATCCCAGCTAATGCATAAAATCCTGACCAGATAACGAAATTTTTTAACATAGGTTTAATTGATAAAGTTGATAATTTTTTTATGTATTCTCTTAAGTATGATCTTAAAAGAATAATTAACTAGATAGATTCTTATATCTGGTAAAGATAAAGATTATATCTAGCTAATTTTAAATAAGTACTGTAGTTACTCTGAAAGCCAATCTGAAGGGTGCAAGTGTCTCAGCCTACCTTCTAACCTTAATTGTATAAAGTCAGACTGTCTGAGTTGGTATGCTCCTTCGTCTTCTGTTTCGAGAGCTTCAATACCCAAAGCCCAACATGATTCCGCGAAATCTCTGTTGACTAATAAAAATTGATTAGTTTTCATAGTTTTAATTAAATTGTCCAGGTGCTAGATAAGTTTTATCTCTTATCTATATATATATTATAGCATAAATACATATGATTATATATCTTTATAGCTTAATATATCAATATCTTTACATTAAGTAACAATAGGGGATAACGTAGCAAATGTTACACACACATATGCATACGCGAGGAACTTAAATATATTCTGTAAATCTTTATTGCTTTGGTTCTATGCGAATAGCAAGTTCTGGAGCTTGAATGTTTACTGTTTCTACTGATTCACCTACTACTTTGCCTAGGCTGTCTAGGATTTGTGCAGCTGTTTGGAGTTGACCTTTTGATATAGCTTTGTTGAAAAGTCTCATACGCATGGCTTGTAGGCGAGGAATCATTTTATCTCTTTCTTTCAGCCAATCTTGATCATTCCATTCTTTAACCTTGTTCCAGTCAGCCCAACCAGTTGTTTCTGAAATACCTTCTTTATGAGAATGTTCTATTACTAACTGACGAGTTGTTTTACCTTCTAGTTGTTTTGAATATAGACGTTGGCATCTAGCTTCTATAACTGCTCTTGAGTTAGAACCACCTGTATATTTTTGAACACGAGGTTTACGTTGAGGAGCTGGGAGGTCGTAGTTTAGGTTGTTTATGAAAGATTCAGCCACGGACTTAGTCTTTATAGGGGTTAATATTTCGATAATAGCCTTAAAAGTATAAAATGCGAAAGAAAATGAGTAATATTATGAAAAAAAGAGTTATATGAGCCTGAATGAGGTCAGTTTAAGGTATGCACAGGGGGAGGTGTTCAATAGTGAGAAAAGATTTAGGGTGTTGGTTGCTGGAAGAAGGTTTGGTAAGAGTTATTTAAGCTGTATTGAGTTGTTAAGAGGTGCAATTAATAGACCTGGAGAGGTTTATTTTTATTGTGCTCCTACTTATCGTATGGCAAAGGATATTGCATGGAAGGAACTGAAGAGATTAACACCTAAGACTTGGATTCAGAGTAAGAATGAGACAGATTTAAGGATAGATTTGATAAATGGGTCAAGTATTGAATTGAAGGGAACTGAAAATGCGATGGCATTGAGAGGAAGGAGTCTTGCTGGTGTTGTATTGGATGAGGCAGCATTTATGGAACGTGATGTGTGGGCTGAAGTTATTAGACCTGCATTGGCTGATAAACAGGGGTGGGCATTGTTTATTAGTACACCTGATGGTACTGCCAGTTGGTTTTATGATATGTGGTGTTTTTGTGGCGAGCAGGAATGGGATGATTGGCAGAGATGGAGCTTTACGACTATTGAAGGGGGTAATGTAAAAGAAGAGGAAGTTGAAGCTGCCAGAGGGCAATTAGACCCAAGAACATTCAGACAGGAATTTGAAGCAAGTTTTGAAAATCTTACTGGTCTTGTCGCTGTTAGCTTTAGTGATGAAAATATTGATAAGGAAGTAGAGGATCTTCATATGCTTCCCTTGTTATTGGGATTAGATTTTAACGTTGACCCTATGGCTGGAATCTGTGCTGTAAAGCATAATAATACACTATATGTCTTTGATGAGATCATGCTGACAGGTGGTGCTACCACATGGGATTTTGCAGAGGAAGTTGTAAGAAGGTATGGAGTTGATCGAAGAGTGATTGCCTGTCCTGATCCTACTGGTAGTGCAAGAAAGACAAGTGGGGTTGGAGTTACTGATCATACGATTTTGAGAAGAAATGGTTTTACTGTTATGAGTCCTAGATCACCTTGGAGGATCAGAGATAAGATTACTGCTGTTAATACTGCTTTGTATGATGCTGATGGTACAAGAAGGACATTAATACATCCCAGATGTAAAGAATTGATAAAAGCACTTAGAACTTT